CGTCCCTGATACAGGGTTCGTGGCTCAGGATCTTGTCAAAGCGCAGACGGATGCAGGCGTCACAATTCCGGGATTGGTCTATGCCGAAAACCCCGAGAAACTAGAGGCTGCTTACGGGAAACTCATCCCCGTGATGGTCAAAGCCATACAAGAGTTAACTGCGCGGGTTGAAGAGCTTGAAGCAAGATTAGCAAATGTTTGACCTTCTATCAGGTGGTTTGCTTGGTTCCATCTTTGGGGGCTTGTTCAGGCTCGCACCTGAGATCCTCAAGTTCTTAGATAAAAAGAATGAACGCGCCCATGAGTTAAATATGTTCCAACTCCAGACGGATCTGGAGAAAATGCGTGGTGAGTTCAGAGTAGAGGAGAAATACGTTGATTACTCTGTTCAGCAACTGGATACCATCAAAGAAGCCTTTAAGGAGCAGTCTGAAACGGCAAAGGCTGCTGGCTGGTTTGTGGCTGGAATATCTGCTCTTGTACGTCCCGGCATCACTTGGTGTTTATTTTTCATGTACGCGACGGTCAAGGCAGCAGCGCTTGTACTGGCGTTTCAAACTGGCGCAAACTGGACAGAAGTCGTAACTACAGTCTGGGATGAAGATGACTTCGGTATGTTCACCATGTGCCTCACATTTTGGTTCATTGGTCGCAGCATAGAAAAATATCAGAAATGAACGATGAGGCTAAAAAGCTAGCTAAAAATGTGCTGATTAAGCCCTTTGAAGGGCTAGCTAGACTGCTGCCAAACGGAACCGTAACCTCATATCCCGACCCCGGAACCCGTGGGCATCCTTGGACGATTGGCTGGGGGGCTACTGGCCCTGATATTCAGCCCGGAACAATTTGGACCATGCAGCAGTGTGAGGATGCCTTAGACCACCATATTGCCTACTTTTTTGCAGGTATCTGCAAATTATCTCCGATGTTTCAAAAGGCATCTCCACGGCGCATTGCCGCAGTGACAAGCTGGGTCTACAATTGCGGACTAGGGAACTATAGGGTTTCCACGTTCAAGAAACGTGTTGACGCGGGGGACTGGGATGGCGCAGCAAACGAGTGCCTCAAATGGAACAAAGCTGCTGGAAGAGTTCTCCCCGGACTCACGCGCCGCCGTGCGGCTGAAGCTGCATTGATGAGGTGAATTGTGGCGTTAAGAAAAATATTATTTAAGCCCGGGGTAAATAAAGAAAATACCCGCTATACCAATGAAAATGGTTGGTATATCAGTGAGAAGGTACGTTTTCGTCAAGGCACCCCTGAAAAAATAGGTGGCTGGCAACAAATTTCTGGTAATACGTTTCTCGGTGTCTGCCGCTCTTTATGGAATTGGGTCACGCTCACTTATCTAAATCTAATGGGCGTAGGGACTAATTTAAAGTATTACATTGAGCAAAATGGTAATTACAACGACATAACGCCTATACGGACCACAGCTACATTAGGGGCGGACCCATTTACAGGCAACGGCACAACAACCGTCACGGTTACGGCTACTTCACACGGCGCAATCACAGGTGACTATGTAACTTTTAGCGGGGTAACTGGAACCTATGCGTCACTGTTAAATGCTGAATATCAGATAACCAAAGTAAGCGACAGCTCTTATACGATTACTACAGCTTCTGTTGTAGCGGCTGGCGCTACGGGCGGTTCTGCGGTTGTGGCAACCTACCAAATCAATACCGGCCCTGCTATTCAGACACCTAATATTGGATGGGGCGCAGGTGGTTGGGGGCTTGGAGGTTGGGGTACAGGCACAACAAGCGTAGATTCATTGCGTGTATGGTCAAGCTCAAACTTTGGTGAAGATTTGATATTTGGTCCTCGTGGTGGTGGTTTGTATTACTGGGATGCAACTAGTGGGTTAGCGTCTAGGGGCGTTAATGTAAATACTCTTGGTGGTACGGTAACGCTGACTATTGCTTCGCCTTGTGTTATTACGCTATCAAACATTCTTGCTGAAGGCACCGCAATAAAACTTGCAACTACAGGTGCACTACCCACAGGACTCACTGCTGGCACAACTTATTATTTAATTAATGTTGATGGGGCAACTGCTAACTTGTCGGCAACTCTTGCAGGTACGGCTATTAATACTTCTGGTAGCCAATCAGGAGTGCAAAGCATTTCTGAACTTGTTGATGTCCCCACCATACAAAACTACATCATTGTCTCTGACACTTCACGGTTTGTTTTGCTGTTTGGTACAACTGACTACGGAAGTACTTCAATTGACCCTATGCTTATTAGGTGGTCAAACCAAGAGTCGGTCGTTGATTGGGTGCCTTCCTCATTAAACCAAGCAGGATCTGTACGACTGTCGCATGGGTCAGAAATCATCACTGCACTGCAAGCACGGCAAGAGATTGTCGTGTTTACTGACTCTTCGCTTTATTCGCTTCAATATGTTGGAGCACCCATAGTCTGGGCTTCACAATTATTAGGTGACAATATATCTATTGTTAGTCAAAACGCAGCGGCTATTGCTTCTGGTGTTGTGTTTTGGATGGGTGTTGATAAGTTCTATACATACGACGGACGTATTCAAACGCTGAATTGCGATCTTCGGCGGCATGTTTTTGGGAATATTAATACGGACCAATACGAGCAAGTATTTGCAAGTACTAATGAAGGCTTCAATGAAGTCTGGTGGTTTTACTGTACGGCTGGTTCGGACACAATTGATGCCTATGTTGTCTATAACTATGTAGAACGTATTTGGTATTATGGTTCTATGGCAAGGACAGCTTGGATTGATTCTGGGTTGCGTGATTATCCGCAGGCTGCTACCTATAACTATAATCTCGTCAACCACGAGTTTGGGGTTGATGACAACACGACCGGCACCCCTGCACCTATTGAAGCCTATATTGAGTCCGCTGAGTTTGATATTGAGGATGGTGAGCACTTTGGGTTTGTGTGGCGCATGGTGCCAGACTTAACGTTCCAAGGATCAACCGCAGCAACACCTCAAGTTACCATGACGATGTACGGTATGAACGGTTCGGGGTCTGGGTTTAACACTGAGGCAGCTAAAGCAGTAGCTCGAACTTCTACGGTAACTATTGAGCAGTTCACCAATATTATTTACACCCGCATCCGTGGTCGCCAGATGATTATGAAAATCGGGTCTTCAGGGCTTGGAACCACTTGGCAGCTTGGCGCACCGCGTATTGACATTAAGCAGGACGGGCGGCGATGACGCTTGTTGTCACAACAGAGTATGCGCTTAATAAGGTTGTTGCACCGAACTTACCGCTTGCTCCGATGCAGTACGACTCGCGGTATCAAGAGCAATTTAATAATGTTTTACGTCTGTACTTTAACCGACTTGATAGCTTATTAGCACAACTTATGGCAACTACTTCTGAACTCCCAATTACCGGGACGGTTACGTTGCCGGGGACTTACTTTGATGCGTTTGGTAGGCAGCGTGTAAGCCAACCTTATACGCTTTTTGATAGTCAGAATCGCTACGCTGCGGATAATCAGTTTGACGTTTCAACCACTGGGACAGGTACAACAACCTTTCTATCTAACGAAGCTGCGGTCAAGATGGAAGTTACAGGCGCTGGAGTCGGCTCTGTGACCCGTCAGTCTTATCGGTCGTTCCCATATCAGCCGGGAAAAGGTCTCTTGGTATTAGCGACGTTTGTGATGGACAGCAGCACAAGCGCCAATCTTACGCAGCAGGTCGGTTATTACAATACGCAAAACGGCGTGTTCTTCAAACGCACGGGATCAACGCTGTCGTTTGTACTTCGATCTTATGTAACAGGATCGGTTTCAGATGCTAGGACAGTTAATCAATCAGATTGGAACGGCGACAAATTAGATGGCACAGGCGCTTCTGGATTTACGCTTGATACATCTAAAGCTCAGATTCTGTGGATGGATTTTGAGTGGCTAGGTGTTGGGTCGGTTCGCTGCGGGTTTATTATCAACGGCGAATATATTGTTTGCCACACCTTCAATAATGCCAACGATATTTCCAACGTCTATATGACCACGGCGATCCTGCCGGTGAGATACGAGATAACGACAACAACTTCAGCAGTTGCCGCAAGCATGAAAGCTATCTGCTGCTCGGTGGTTTCAGAGGGTGGTTTTGAACAAACATCCATTGACCATGTGGCGCGTCGCACGACGATCTTTAATAACATCAGTACGTCAGCAGACTTTTTTCCTATCGTTTCGATTAGGCTTGCTTCAGGACGCACGGGCGCGGTGGTTCTTCCCAACAGGGTGCAGTTTCTGCCAACCAAAAGCCAGAATTATGAAGTAGTTTTGATGAAGAACCCTGTGCTTACAGGCGCTACGTGGGCTGCTACTGTACCCTCTGATTCCAATGTAGAGTACGATGTAGCTGCTACGGCTATTGCAACGGTTGGGACAATTGTCCAGACAGACTATGTAACAAGCACGGGTAGCGCCGGGGTTAGTCAAACAAGCTCTGCCACAGGTTACAACTGGGATTTACAGTTAGGAGCCACAATTGCTGGGGTGAGTGATATTTATACATTGGCAGTAAGAACCGTATCTGGAGCCACTCTTGGGGACGGTGTTGGCAGTATTTCCTTTTACGACCTAACCCAATAGAATACTCTCATGAGCACTTCATTATCCCCCGCACAGCAAGACGCTCTTAAAAAGCTGCAATCCTTTCAGCAGCAAAAAGCGTTGGACGACTATTTGTCTAGCAGGGCTACGCAGTATGGTGCAACGCCTAAAGGTGCAAAGGCTGATACGGGCTGGACTGCTGGGGAGTCGCTTGCTAATCCGTTTGCAGGACTGACTGATTTTGGTAAAAAGCAGGTGCCTGTATACGGCACTGATGAGCAGATAAGTAATGTTGTCGGTGAAGAAGAGCAAGCCAAAACAGCCAGCGATTTGATGCGCGAGAAGTTTGGCGAGCAACTAGGTCACAAAACGACATTTACCAAAGCTTACAAGAAAGATGAAAAAGGCAATCCTGTTGAAGTAGAGCTAGATTCTCTTACTCCAGAAGAGATTAATTCTGGAAACGTTGTGCTGTTTATGGGCGGCAAGACGGGTGGTACTGAGCGCGAGCGCATGGCGCAAGCCTATATCCCCAAGGGCGACAAACTTATTCCTGTAGGTGATCCGACATACTACAAGGGCGAGCATCCTGATGCTAAGAATGTAGCTAACGCCTTAAAGATTGCTGCAATTGCTACGCTACCGTTTGGTGGGATTGGTGGGTTGTTGAGCGGAGCTTCAAGCACTCTTGCTGGTGGGTTAGCTACGCTTGTCCCTCAAGCAGTTGCGAATGTCGGTGCTAACGCAATTACTTCTGGAATTCTCTCAGGTGGAATATCAAAATTAACGGGTGGTGACTTCTCCAAAGGCTTTAAGTCTGGCGCTATATCCGGCGCTGTTGGCTCTGGTTTAGATCAATTTGCTCCTGATGTGTTTAAGAACATGGGGCAATTTAGCGTACCTGCCAAGTCAATTGCTACTTCTGGCATTACCTCACTACTAACGGGGCAGAAGTTTGACCCCACCACCGTAGTTAAAAATGCTGCAATTAACTATGGTTTGAATCAAGCTGGGCAGTCTATGGGGGTGGACCCGAAACAACAAGCTGCCATGATGAAGTTTTTAAATTTTGCTGCACCCATGATTGCAGCACGGCGTAAGTCGTAGGAGATTGAGATGAGTGATGAGTTTATGTTTGAAGATTTTAATTTAGGCGGGGGAGAGGATGTATCCGCTTATTTAGGTGGAGATTTAGCAGACATACCTACCAATATTAATTTTTCTGATCTTGATCTTAGTGAATTAGGTTCTGGTTTTGCTGGAGATATTAGTAATGTTGGGCTTACTCCTGACTCATTACAAACTCTTCTTAGTGATCCTGAGTTAATGGCTGAATTTGCCAAGATATATCCTGATGCAGCAAATATCCTCCAAGGGTTTCCTACTTCGGCTGAAATGAGCCAGCTTGAAGACCAAGCTAAAAGTGATATTGCCCCCGGTGGGGCTATGACAGGTAACCCTTTTGGTACGCAAACCGGCGGTACTCGTGAGCAAACGCTTTTAGAAAAATTAGGTATTGGTGCGGGTAGTGACGGTAAGGGAATTCTAGGTACAGGTATTTCTGGTTCTGATGCTGCCAAATACGCTGCAATGCTTGCTATGGCGAAATTAGCCTATGACGACGCCGAAAGAGCAAGAAAAGAAGCCAAAGGATGGACCGCGCCATCCACAGGTGGGTATACTGCAACACGAGGGCCAAAAGGTACGTTATTTAGGAAAGCTGCTTCGGGTGGCGTAATGTCTTTGGGTATGGCAAAAGGTCGTTATCTTGGTGGAATGACCGACGGTATGGCGGATAAAGTCCCCGCGCATATAGACAACAAACGCCCCGCTGCGTTAAGTGATGGTGAGTTTGTAATCCCTGCCGACGTTGTTAGTCATTTGGGCAATGGCAATTCAAATGCTGGTGCCAAACGCTTGTATGAAATGATGGACGATATTCGTGCCGCACGAACAGGTAACCCTAAGCAGGGTAAACAAATCAACCCTGACAAATTTATGCCGAGGTAATCATGGCTTATACAGATGAGCAGTATAAAAACGCAGAAACTTTTATTCTTGCTAACTTAGATAACCCTGCCTATATTGCTCAGGTTGCGGCTGACCTTGGTATATCACTTGGGGATATAACTGATGTCGTACAAAGAGTTGATCCTAACGCTACCGAAGCTCAAGTTGAACAGTATTTTGATAGTAATCTTGTGGATTATGATAGGCCTTATGAAGCCGGTATTTACTCATTTGAAACAAAAGAAGATCGGGATGCTTATCTAGGTAGCGGGGACTCAAATTTAAACTACTATAATGCTGCATTAACTGGTCAGCCTATTGATACGTCTTCGGACACCACAGCTAATCAACCCGCTACAACTAATCAACCCGCTACAACTACTAAAGCAGATACAACTACGGCTGCACCATACAGTGTTAAAACAGTAGAAGATATATCTAAACTCTCCGCGCAAGAACTTAAAAATATTCGGGATTTTATTTCTAATTTGTATAATACCGGCGGCGTAGGTATTAATGCGGCTGAAGCTAAGCAAATTCAAGATAGGGCGGCAGAATTAGGTGTTGATCCGTCTGTAATAAACGACCTTGTTAGTACTGCGTACAAAGGTTATGGTGGTGATACATATTCTACTGAAGATATTAGTAAACTTATTGGTGGGCTTGGTACAACGCTTGAAGGTTTGCAGCAACAAAAAATTGACGCCGCGAAAGGTTACATTGCACCTACGATAAGTGGTAAAGGTGTTGATGTTTCTGGGGAGTCAGGGCTTCGGTCTATGTACGGACCTTATGTTCAAGATATGCTAAGCCGTGCATCAGGTTTATTAGCCTTACGCGATGATCCGAATTTTCAAGAGCGGGAGTTTGGCACTACTTATGGCACAAGTACGTTTAAAGATTTAGAAGACTTACAAAAACAACGTAAAAGTATGATGGGTATGGGGGATGATAAATCTTCAATGTATACCCCGTATAAGTATTCATTTGCAAATATGCCCGCCACTGTTGCTGAGCAGCAACCTACTAAATCCGCTGCTAAAGGTGGGGTAATGTCTTTAGTGGATCATTATGATGCTGGCGGTGTAGTAGGTAACAATATGCAAACGGTGCCTTCCACATTTACCGCCCCAACTGACGGGTTTTCTTCTTCAACATACAGTTCAGGGTATACGGCCCCAACTAATATGTACACTGGACCGGGAGCTACGGGCATCACAGCAGGCACTGACACTTTTGATACTGCGGCACGTGATCGGTTAATGAATACTTTTACGTCGGGGGTTGTTGATCCGGCAGTTAGAGAAGCTAAGCGACAATCTGAAATACAGGGGCTAACCAACGCAGCTAAATTTACACAAGCTGGTGCGTTTGGGGGTACAAGAAATATTCTGGCTGAAGCTGAAAGGCAGCGCAATTTAAATACGCAAATTAGTGACATTTATGGTCGTGGGCAGAAAGAAGCCTATGATGCTGCACAAAGGGCGTTTGAAGCCGAGCAAGGCCGTGCGCTTACGGCAGGTGTTGAGAGTGAACGTGCTAGACAAGAAGCAGGAAGGCAAGGACTTACTAGCGCACAAACCGCAGCACAACTTGGGCTTGATGCAAGCAAACTAAGTGAACAGTCCAAACAGTTTGGTGCTCAGTACGGACTTAACGTTGCTTCTACTTCCGCCCAGTATGATCAAGCAGCGCGTCAACTACAACAACAAGCCGAAGAGGCACAGGCTAGAGGCGATCAGTTTGCCGCTAGTCTTGCATTGCAGCAACTCCAAGAAGCGCAACGTGCAGCCGAAGCTACTCGTGGATTTGAGTATCAACAGTCAAGAGATCAGTATCTCGACCCATTCCGCGAGCTTGGTTACGCCCAACAGCTATTGTCTGGTCTTCCCATAAGTGCAGGGGCTACGGGGATTAGCCCAAACCTAGAAGGTTTAGTTGCTGCGTTGGGGCTTAATCAACTTATGCCTAAATAAGGTGGTACATAATCATGGCAATCCCTTTTCCTCCCGATGGACCACAAGTCCAAGCAGCTCTGCAAAAAGTTCCAACTCCCCAGCTACAACAGTATGCAGCAGGGCGACCGCCTCAACCTACAGGACAAGTAACACCGGGACCGATGGGTGCAGCGGCTACTGCGCTTAATGAACGTGGTGCTATGGGGGCGGCTAATCAACGACAGATGGCGATGCAAAACGACCCGTCAAAAAGCCCAACGACATTCCAACAACTTCAAGCTAGAGAACAAGCCCTTGCTCAGAAAGAGCAGCAAATTGGTGTAATGGGTGCGCTCATGGCTAAAAAAGCCCAAGACCTCCAAGCTCGTGAACAAGGTATCGCTGCACTACCCATGCCTGAAAATATGTTTACCGCTATGGATGGTGGGGTTGTGTTTAATGGTGGGGGGCGAGTTAAAGGGTACAGTGGAAAAGATAACGAAAGCCAAGTAAAAGGTTTATACAACCGAGGTATTTTAGAGACTCTTGCAGACGTATTTAGTCAGTTATACGGCACATCATTTGAAGAAGGTATGGCGCGTACAAAAGAAGGTCAACGAGATAAAGCGTTGCGCGAAGAACTTTCTCGTGTACCCAGCACCGTAGGTGAACCCGAACCTACCGTCTACGCAAAAGAACCAGAAAAGCCTAAAGATAAGAAAGGATCTGGGGAGTCTACCGGACAACGTGCGCCATCACCTTCAAAGTTAAACGTATTCCAAGAATACATGGGCATGGTTGCCCCTTATGCAGTAACACCCGAATCAGTACAACAATACCGTCAAGGAATTTTAGGGTCGTTAGGTAGGATGCGTGAAGGGTATGACAAGTCTCAGCTAACTCCAGAACAACGTGCTGCAATAGAAAAAGAAGAACGTGACCGTCTCGCCCAAGAATACGCTGACTATACTAAAGGTCGTGGCGAACGCATGGAAAAAACGCGAGCCGCTTTAGAAGGTGAGGCTCCTACATTTCAAGAACGAGTTGGGCGTGGCCTTGCTAGTTTGCCCGCCAATCTAAAAGGTGTACGTCTTGGTGGAGCACTAGCTGTCCTTGGGGGTGGTGCGGCTGGAGTTGATGCCGAATACGCCAAACGTAAACGTGAAGCTGCTAAATATATGGCAGAAGCAGATGAATTAGCTGCCCGTGCAGATTTAGCCGAAAAACGTGGACAAACTGCGGCGGGACGACAATTTAGTGCAGCAGAAGATTTACGCCGTAAACAGGCATACGAGCTTTTAGGGGTTTCTGAGTCTGCGTATAGACAAGGTGTAGGCGCGTTGATGTCTGACGAACAAGCCGAACAACAAAAACGACTTAGTATGGCTATGGGCGCTGCGGGAGCAGATGTTTCTGCACGGCAGCAAGAAAGATTAAAACGTCTAGAGCTTCAGAATCAAAGACCCTCTGCGTTACAAGAACGATTAGCCCTTTTTAAATCTGATCCTGCTACGTATGAAAAAATCTTTGGGGATAAAACCTCCGGTCGCCGCCCCGGACCTAGAGATATTGTAGCTGTACAACAACATGTAGCAGGGCTTCCTCTAGAACAATTACCGCTTTCTGACGAAGTAAGACTTGCTATAAAGAATGACGCTAAATCCTTAAAAGATCCAACAAGTCGCCTTAATCAAGAAATTCAAGAAGCTAGAAATAAAGTAGCTCAAAGAATACTATCATCAGGTATTACAGATGCTGACGATATTTTAAGTGGACGATAAAGGGTTGTTATGCCTATCATTAACATAGCACCTTATGGGCCGGTTAGGTTTTCTGATGCCTTATCAGAAGACGAGCTTCGTAGAAAAATTGAAGCAGTCCGTGCAAAAGGCGAACAAGAACAGTCTCAAAAATATAAATTTGACCCTCGTGAAGAACTTTCACTAGGCCAGCAATTTAAAGGGGGCGCTAAACGCGCTTTCACCGGTATCGGTAGTCTTGCCACGGATGTTCTCCCTGCTATTGGCGGCAGCTTGCTTGGTTTTGAAGACTACGCCCGTGAGCAAATGGCTGAAGCAGCAGAAAAGCGTCGTGCCGCCGAACTCGAATCGCCAACTGCTTATAGGAAATTAAGTGACATTAGAGGAATCGGTGATGTACCTGGGTTCCTTGCAGAAACATTGGGTGAAGGTGCTGTTGATATTGCTTCTTTACTTGTTCCCGGCGGTGCTGGTTCCGTTATAGGTCGTAGGCTTGCACAGCGTGGTGCAGCAGAAGCGGGGGAACAGATTGCAGGTCGTATTGCCAGACGGGGTGTTCCCGAAGGACCGATTCAACCAGACGTACTGAAAGGTTTACAGGAAACTGCTACACGTAGAGTAGCTGAGTCGCTTGGGCGGGAGGGTGCGGATCTTGGATTTAAGACAGGTCTGCGTGGTGGTGCATATGGCCTTGCATCAGGTGAGATTTTTCAAAGTGTTGAAGAAGAAACTGGCAAGCTTGAACCCACCCTTGCTCTTGCACTCGGTGTGCCGTTTGCTGCACTAGACTCGCTGTTACCCGAAACCATAGCTAAACAACTTGGTGCAACCGGTAAGGCAGTCTTAACTAAAGAAATGCTAGAGCGTTCAACGCTCCCTGAAGCTAAAGGTCTTGCTGCTCGCCTTGGTACGGCAATCCCTGCGTTGGTTGCTAAAGAAGGTTTGACCGAAGCAGCTCAAGAAAATATATCAATCCTTGCCGAGCAGATTGCTGGCAGCAGTAAAAAGTTTTTTGATCCTGAGAATGTTGACCGGATGCTCATGGCAGGGGTCAAGGGTGGTATTGCTGGTGGTGTGTTTGGTGCTCCCGGCGCAGCGATTGAGGCTGCAAGGGATAAGGGTGCAGATCAAGCGTTGATTGATGTAGAAGTTGCTCGCCGCGCTGAAATTACTAAGGGTGAAGAAGAAAAACGCGCTGCATTAGAAGAAGCCAAAACAAGATTTGAAACTGCTGGGCTTGGAGAAACCGCACCTCTGTTCCAAGAAGGCGAGCTGCCGTTACAAGAAACCAAGATAAAAGACTTTTTAGCGTCTTTAGGTCAAGAACCACCAAAAGAAGAAACCGCAGAAGTTAAACCGATTACACAAGAATACCTTGCAGACTCAGGTATTGTTTCTGGCCCCCTCAATAAAGCATTTAAAGGTAAAGATTTAAACGATCCTGAAGTTGTTTCTGCGTTTCGTGAAGTGCTTACCCAAAGAGCAGAAGACCCTAAATTGTCTGTGAGCGCACAAATGATGGCTCGTGCAAGGCTTGAAGAGCTTCCGGTTGTAGAACAACAGGGGTTTGATTTTGCTGCTGCACGACGCGAGCAAGAAGAGATTGACGCTGCTAAGGTAAAAGCACAGAAAGAAGAAGCTGAAACTAAGCAAAAAGAAAAGCGCGAGCAAGACATAGCGTTACTCCAAACATTGCTACAACGTTCTAAAGAATCTCAAAAAGCTGCACCTGAAGAAGAACGTGAGGCGGGACCGTTTAATCTTCAGTTAACTAAACAGTTAGAAAATGCGCTTGGACAATTGCGACGTAGGCAAGCCTTTGAACGTGCGGAGCGCGAGGCTGTAACTCAGAAAGAAGAAGAGACTCGCAAAGCTGAAGCTCAACGCGGTGCACAAAATGAATTACAACAGGCAGCACTCATGGGTGAGTTGCCTTCAAATGTACCACTAGCACCTTCTTTAGAACCTACTGGACAGATAACGCTACCAGGATTTAGACCCCAACAATTAGAACCAACAGCGGCTGAGAAAGCCGCACCGGAAGGGAAAGCCACACCGGAAGCAAAAGACAAGCGTCAGATGGAGATGTTTACCCCATCTGGTAAACCTGCAAAAGGAGCTAAAAGTGTTATTAAAACTGACGAACAACGAGGTGGAGAGGGCGTTTCAGTTCCTAGCGGACCCACTGGAGGAGCACCCACCGCAAGAGTTGAGCCACCTGTCGCCGAGCGAGTGGAACGCGTTGAACCACCTGTTGAGGAACCTGTACGAGGAGAGGAAGCACCATCCGGTGCAGTAAAGGAAACCAAGCCTAAAACTGAACCCACGACTAAACCCAAAGCTGAACCCAAAGTAGAAGCTAAAACAGAACCCAAAGTCGAAGCTGAAACAGAACCCAAGACCGAACCTGAAAAGGAAACCCCAAGTGCCGCTGCGCCCACCGAAACCGTCGAAGCAAAAGAAAAGAGAACAGCAAAGGCTCCTAAAAGAGCAAAAGTGGCAGAGCCTGCCGACGAAGCCGAGCTTTCCGAGCAAGAGCAGCGAGACATTCAAGCCGAGCTAGAGCAAGAGCAAGCCGTACAAACCGAAGTCAAAAAGGTTAAGAAAGCTAAAAAAGAGCGTCGGCAAAAAGAAGCTGAGAGTGCAGAAAAAGGTGAGCCACCACCCAAGAAAACTCGCAAACCTCGTGCTAAGAAGATTGTAGGTACGGAAGAATTTCAAAAGCTTGAGGGTGGTGCAGCAACACAGCTATATCAAACGACACAATTTACTAACTTCTTAGAGCGTGGATACGTTGGGTTTGCACCACTTGATTTGCCCCAGCAGATTGACAATCAAATAGAGGCAGCAAAAGGTAGTGCAGATAATAAAGAGCTTCCTCGTTTAGAGATTCAAAAAACCGACATTGCTGAAGATACTCAAAAAGTTAAAGACTTGATAACTGGGCCAAAGGCCGACACCCCCGAAGCAAGGGCTGCTCAGGTTTACTTCAGTAAGATGCCTCGTCTTGTCGATGGGTTAATCAACATTGCATTTGGTACTCAGTTTGAAGCGCCCCATCTTCTTCCTAATATTCCACAATCAGATCAGTACGGCACAACCATAGAACAAAACTTCTTCAATGGACTAACCCAAGAAAACGCACGCAAAGCTTTTGTTTGGGTTGAGAACAACCTATCGCCTGTGTCATTCAACGAGCTTGCTGCAAGGCAGACCGCGTTTGCAATTGCTGCTAAAACAAGCGATCAACAAATTGTAAGGTTGGTGCAGCTTGGGTTTCGTGGCCCTGCTGCTCCTGTCGAGCTAGATATTGAAGGTAAGCCTATTAATAGGCAAGAAGGTATTCAAGAATACGAAGCGGCATTTAAACGCGAGTATTCAGCCGTGGGTCGTCTTGGGATTGCGCTAGAACAAGCAGGTATGCCAGAAGCGCAGCGGGAAGAAATAATGCGACTCGCCACACGTAAAGTGGTTGAGGTACTGCCTCCCTTTACTACAACTTGGGAACTTAACACCTTAAACGGTGACGATCTTATTCGTGTAATACCTGAAAAAAATCAAAAGCTTATCTCTGAGCAGGTTGATAAAGCCGGACCCGAAGCACGTACCGCACTTGCAAAACACTATGGTGTTGCTCCCGATAGTCCGGAACTACTATCACGCACACTTCTTGATGTTGTCAGATTTGCCAACAAAGGTATCGAAGCAGTTGATCGTGCAATCCGCAGTTTCATTAAGCAGATCGCAAACGGGCTTATGTCGGTTGCTTTGATCTTTAACCCTGCACAACTCATTGATACGTTCTCTTATAACCCTGTAAAAGTCTACACAGACACAATTGAAATTAAAGCGGTTGTGCCTACCGATGCAAGGGCGAACATGTCTGCGGAAGCGGTTAAGGTCTATGAGTCAATGGCCCCCGCAGCTAAAGAATCGGGTAAAGGTTTTATGATCGCGGACAAACCCGCAGGGCGTCTGCATGTGTTTGATGCAGACGGTAATTTAATTGCACAAGATACCGCACTCTATGGGCGTGACTATGGTGATGTGCTCCAAGGTGAAAAACGTGTAACACCTGCTGGTAGGTACACCTTAAAAGTTGCATCAAGCCATTACGCTGGTGGCAAAGCATTTGAACTTGTCGAGTCGGAGCACCGAGTCGGCAACACCGACTATGTGATTGCTGTTCATGCTGCATACCTTGGTGATAAGACTGAGAAACGTGATGAGCGTCTAGCCACCGCAGCCATAAGCGATAAGCGTATCAGCTATGGGTGCATCAATACAAAGCATGAAACGTTCTTAAATAAACTTATGCCTAACGCCGCCAAGTTAGATGGTGGTATGGTGTTTGTGATTCCTGATGAAGTAGCGTTGTCGGACACGTTGTTCAAACCAACAACTCAGACGGTATCTGCACAAAAATTTATACGTGGTGCAACCGTAGGTGACCCCCTGCACCCTGCCATCATTGCTTGCCTAAAGAGCGACGATCTACCTACTGCGCTTAAGTCGATGGCAAGTATGTCTGGTATGGTCGGTAAAGTTGCTGGTGCGTTGTTACGAGCTAACATTGATACCTCTGTAAAAGTTGTTGATAACTTAACCGACGAAGCAGGTAAACCTGTTGCTGGGTTTTTTGACCCACAGACAAATACAATCTTCCTTGATTCAAAGGCAGGGCTTAACAGCCATGTTGCACTACACGAAGCTTTACACGCAGCAACGTCACATGTCCTAGACAACCCTTCGCATCCTGTAACCAAACAACTTCAGGCTTTGTACGACAAAGTAAAGGGGAGCCTGGATACGGCTTATGGTGCAACAAGTTTGGATGAGTTTGTTGCCGAGGCTTTTTCTAATCCTGAGTTCCAAGCCAAGTTGCAGTCGATGTTCCCTGATGGCAAACCCATCAGTGCATGGGCGAGGTTTACCCGCACGGTTGCTAACATGCTGCGCTCACTCATGGGGCGCTCCACTATTTCTACTGAGTCTGCATTTGACCAAGTAGATCGGCTTACCAATCAGATCCTTTCGCCTGCCCCTGATCAGAGAAACGCAGGGGTGCTCTATGCTGTGTCTGCGAATCCTAAGTGGTTCAACAGCACTGTTGATGGGGTGCTTAAAGCCGCAAACGCGGCAGGTGTAAAACAAGAAAATATTTCGGTAATTGATGAGTTCTTACGTAACAGAGCCACAGGTGCGATGCGTAAGTTCTTGATGCAGTTTCTCCCTCTCCATGCCGTAGCAGATTTAGCTAAAAAGTATTTACCCCAAGCAGCAGAAATTAATAGAACAGTTAACTTGCGTACGGGGGAAGAAGATAAGACTTATCAAGAAATTGAACCTGTTGTAACTCGTGTAGAGAAGTGGGCTAAGGGTGCAGGGAAAGCCAAGCTTGATGCGTTTAACGACCTTGTTTACGGTAGCACACTTGCCAAGATTGATGTCGCTCCACGCTATGACGAGAATTTAAAAAAGCAGATTACCCCTACTGAAGCTGACTATGCTGGCGCAGAGGCAAAAACGGAGTTTAGAAGGTTAAAAGCTCTTTACGATTCGCTTGGGGCAGACGGTCAGAAAGCATATCGTGATGCACGAGATACGTATAGAAAACTATACAAGTATATTCTTGACAGTCTTACCAATAGAATTGACGATGTCATAGCTGATAAAGCGCAGGCTAAACGCGTTAAAGAATCTATCCTTGAAAAGCTTGCCAAAAAAGGTGGGATTGATCCCTACTTCCCGCTAACCCGTGAAGGTAAGTACTGGCTTTCATACAGAACCAAGGACGCTTCAGGACAAGAAGATTTTGTTGTTGAGGCTTTCAAAGAAGAGCGCACTCGTAAGCTGCGAATCGAGGAGCTTGAAAAAGCAAACAAAATCCTGAAAGATAAGAAGGGCGAGCTTGATTTAAATACCTTCTCCCAACTATCCGAGATGAATTATCGTCGGGTGCCTTCTACTTCGTTTATTTATTCCATTTTAAATAACGTGCCTGAAGGGTCGAAAGACGACATCCTAAAACTTTTTGTAGACGCAATGCCAGAAACAGCATTTGCTAAGTCTTTCCAAACTCGTAAAGAAACATCTGGGTTTAACAAGGACGCTGTAAAAGCTCTGCGTGAAAAAGCCTTCCCAATTGCAAGGCAAGTTGCCAATATGAAGTACGCAGCCAAGCTAGATAAGCTTGTAGCTGACATGCGGGAAAGCGTTACAAAAAAGCAAGGGACCAAAAAGGGTGATGTACAACTTGAAACAGCTTACTTAGATATTTTAGAACAACACGTTCAGTTTGCTATCAATCCCAACACCAATCGTGCGGCACAAATACTGTCAACGATGGGCTTCAATATGACATTAGGTTTTAACGTGTCATCGGCTTTGGTAAACCTGGGGCAGGTACCGTTAATTGCTGCACCTTATTTAGCTGGTGAGTATCAAAGCGTTGGTGGACTTCCTACCGTTATGAAAGAAGTCAACAAAGCCTATAAAGTATTTATCGGAAGTGGCTTTAAGCGTGACGTTAAGACCATCGTTGGTGATGTCGAAGTCAACCGTCGGTCTATGCCTTCTTTAGACAACATCAACTATGATGCACCTGGTTTATCGGAAGATGTTAAACGTCTAAAAATACTTGCACAGAAAGCCCAAGAGCAAGGGATGCTTAATCGCTCCCAGATGTACGAAACACTTGAAGCGATGGACGATGCCAGCATCGTTACAAAAGCCAATAAGCTCTCTGGGATTATGATGCACATGGGCGAGCGCATGAACCGTCAGGTTACGATGGTCGCTGCCTACAATCTTGAGCTTGCCAAGATGAAAAAACAGGGGCGCACGATTGATGATGCAGCTATGGCAGAAGCTGCGGATCGCGCACTGTACTTGACCGAGATGACTAACGGGGGTATCGCGGCAGCGGCTGCACCACTCATCGCACAAAAGTCATCCATCGGCAGACTTGCCTTTATGTTCAAACGCTACGGCGTGTCGATGTACTACTTGTTGTTTAAGTCTGCACGTACGGCATTGACGGACCAAGACAAAGCTACCCGCACGGCTGCATGGAAGCAGGTTGGGTATATCGCAGGTATGACAGCACTTACCGCAGGGGTGTCTGGGTTACCGATGTTTGGTGCGATAGCCATGCTCTACAACATGTTTAAGGATGACGATGAGGAAGATTTAGAGTCCATCGTGCGTAAAGGTATTGGTGAACTTCCGTTTAAAGGTTTGCTGAACTACACAACAGGGCTTGAAGTTGCTTCGCGCATGGGGTTGAGTGATCTAATCATGCGGGACGTTATCAACGAAAACGAGAAAACGTTACCCGTCCGGCTTCTTGAAGCTTTTGGTGGCCCCGTGTACGGCACCTTTACTAAATGGGAACGTGCAGCAGAGTTAATGAAAGAAGGGCATTATGATCGTGCGATAGAAGCCGCACTTCCTTCTGCTTTAGGCAACGTGTTTAAGTCATACCGATATGCTAATGAAGGTGCAAACACCTTGCGGGGTGATCCCATTACAGGTGACATCAATACGTGGAACGTAGCGGCTCAGTTCTTTGGGTTTGCTCCTGCCGAATATGTAAGACAGCTTGAGATTAACGCGTTGGTCAAAGGTATTGATAAAGCGGTAACCGAGGAAAAAACCAAGCAGCTAAAACGTTACTACGTGGCAAGTCGCATGGGTGATACAGAAGGGCGTGAAGAAGCTAAAGAAGCGTTACAAGAGTTGCGCCAGAAATATCCCAAGCTGTTCCCAGAAGGTATTGAACAATCTATCCAACGGTCAATGGCTCAGCATATGCGTACGACCAAAGAGATGTACCACGGTGTTACGCTTTCAAAGGCTATGCGAAATGAGCTTATTGATCTAGCTTCGGAATACGAGGACTAAAAAAGACCCCGCCAAAGGGCGGGGCTAAATGGTCGTCGTGACCAGAGGAGAGTAGATGGACACATCTACGGGCCGAACAGTATCACACTATTCTCCAAATGCGAAGTCCTAGCTTTCCTGCCTCAATTCTCCCCTTAAATTCCACCCGCCAACCTTTCTCTCTCGCAACCCGCTTTACTTGTATTTTTAGCTTGTGCAGGTTGATGGCAGGGACAAACACCGACATGCCTACTTCCCATTTGTCGTAAGGGATTTTAATTTCTACCCCATCAGGGTTAATCGGCGGCAGTGGCTTGTGCGGGGTCCACATCCGTTAATCCGTCCATGTTGTAAAGCACAATAGCGTTGGTCGGTGGGATGTTCATACGGGTGCCTTTTGCCATACGCTTACTCTTGATTTCTGCTCTAGCTTTGCTTTTCACCAAAGACTTAATAAATGGTTCGTACACAATCGAGTGCTTACCACACCACTCCCGAAACGAATCAACCGCAATGTATAAAGTTTTTAGGTCGTATTCGTAACGCAGCTTTAGCGCCATGCGCGGTGTACTATCTGGCATGACAATCTGCTCAAGCAGTTCGTTCTTATCTTTTCTTGCGTCCTCGGTGCTACGAATAGATAACGTGTTTGAAAAGTTCTCTGCCCAATACCGACCAACAACTTCAAGCGGATCAACTCTAGCTTCGGCAATTGCAGTGGTTGCTTCTTTAAGTATCCCGACAAGCCACTTAAAAACACTAGGTACGTCCCAATCAATCAAACCAATCTTCTTAGCAATGATGAGACCTGTAATCGCAGAAGCACACCCCGCTGAGTAGAATCGGTCCTCAAAAGAAAGCTCTGCTTCTTTGTCTAGCTTCAACCTGACTTGATTCCATAGTTCCTCGGTTGCTTCTAAATTACGCATGATCCACTGTAAGTAGGGAATGTGTGCATGGCCGTAATTCGACAAAATATTTTTTGCCAACTCATCCGTATCTTCTTTGGCAAGCTTTACCCCACGCACGGCTTCAATCTCAAGCAACCTTCGCATCTCTGCATTGGGCAGTTGTTTCTCCATCCTTACCTTGTCTGACAGCTTGACGTTACCTGTCGATACAGCAATCGTGCTCCAAGGCATACCACGCCAACGTTCTTTGTTACTGCTGCCTTCCATGCGTGATCGCTGCAAACCATTCGGGATCGCATACATATAATTACTAGATTCTTCAGACCCGATGTTTGTCATCTCATCAAACCACATGCAGATGTTTTTAAATACCTCGGTTCGTGCAAAGCGTGTTGCATGGGAGTCGTCCCGCTTCATCATCAAAAGACTTGGGTCGCCCCAGATTGACGCCCCTGCAAGCATGGCTGTCGTTTTCCCATAACCAGATAACGCACTCCAGATATGAACACCGAGTCCACGAACTGCCGAGAAATCCATGAAGGGTGCACCGAATCCACAACCTATAACAAACTTGTGTAGCTCCGTATTAGGTTTGTCGCTAAAGAACTTCATGTTTTCTTTCCAAGCATCTAGCGTACCCACCTGAGTAAAGTAATGTATGTACTCTAAGGTCTTGCTTGATGGTGGGCTGTGCTCAATCCCTGCGGGGAAAAACTCTTTGTTCCCTACAACAAAACTTTGTCTGACTTCATCTTTCTTAACCCATCCAAACTGTAAATGTGTCACTCCTGATTTCTCCTGAAATTGCAGGTAGTTAACCCACGCAACGACATAACTTTTAAGCTCGTCAATTTTGTGGACGACGATACCTTGTTCTGCTAATGATTTACGTAGTTCTTCTGAAGATGTTGCAGCTTTGTTAGACAGCGTAAACTCCCGCACACCATCTTTGGGCATGTGTAAACGAAACACCAAACATTCGCCTAACGTTGCATCCATCAAGCGTTTTACGATATAAAAGTCATTGTGGTAAACCGGCTTTTCTGTTTCAACTTGTGAACCGTCTACTGCTTTTCTTGAATCTTTCTTGAACACCCCACCATTACGTCCACGGAAATAAGGTGGTGGGTATTTGGGTATGACGTACTGCTGTTCATACCCCTCAGTTAGTCCGGTCGGTCTATCAATAACAATGCTTTCTTCCTCTTCTGAGGATTCAGCAATCGTGCGCCCTAATGAAATGGGTGAGCGGATAACGCCTCGATGGACGCAGCCTTCGCACTTACCGGGGTTGTATCTTTCAAAGGTGTCGCATAAGTATGGGCCTTTGATTTGTGCGGCTTTCTCCTCGGTTTCTTCTGGGGTGTACTCTGGATGTTTTCTTGATACAGCATGTATAGCTTTTTCAGATTCTTCAGTAAACGCAGCAATAGATAAAGCAGCTCGCCACTTTGGTTCTGTCATCGTAGCTTGGTTTTGTATAAGGTCTGCTAGTTGGTTGCATCCAACCCCCTCGTTAGTTTTTTGTAGGATTATCTTGAAGCTGCTTGTGTAACTGCCAAGGATTGCTTGCGATACAGGGTCGGCTTCCCGCCGCACATACATTTGCTTTTCTCTTATTTCTTCACCAATAGCGGTTTGATAAAAAGAAAAAGGCTTTGGGGTGCACTTGTCACTGATGAGTACAACAGGGCGTGGCTCGCTTTTGAAATGCAGTGTTCCCGGTATGCGAAGAACCGAAGCCGCGTTACAAGTTATAGATTCGTCAACTTGGAAATTGTTTTCACGTAATAAGGTGTCTAACTTCCATGCAACTTTCTGCCAATCTGCCTTGGATACTTCTTCGGTGAAAGGCCAGTAAACATGTATGCCACGACCACTGCTTGTCATAAGCGGGCGCGGTAAGTTATATTTTTTACAGAAGGAAATTAAGGCGCGTAGCCCATCTTCACGAGTGAGGTAGGGCTTTCCTTCCCCACAATCAATATCAAGAAAAAGCGATCTAAGATAAAACGCATCATTGGCCTTGCGTGTGCCCTTTACTGCGAATGTGGCTAGTGCGAAGTACGCATCCCAACCATCTTCTTTAGCTTCGTCGCCTCGTGCAATAAGTCCTAAAAGTGTGTCGTGATAAGTTTGTTTATATGGTCCTTGCTTCTTCAACCCCTTCGATGTATATGCAACATAAATCCCCTGTGTAGGCAATACTGTCTGTAAAAATTGTAGTGTGTCCATAGCCGCTTCCTCCGCAGAAAAAATAGGGCGACGGGGGTTCCCTGCGGCGCGAAACCCTTTCGATCCGTCAATCTAGTCGCCCGTAGCTTGTTGCCTACTTAGTCGTCAAATTCGTCGAGTAGGTCTGCTAGTTTAGTCTCTGGCTCGGCTTTTTTCGAGACTACGGTAGGCTCCACTGCTGGAGTGGGTAATGCCTTCACAGTGTCTGTTTGGGACACAGTAAGCGTAACTGCCGATAAAGCTTCGGGGCTATCCTTAGCTTTCTGCACCATTTCAAACTCTTGCTCTGAGATGGGGCGCACAGGCTTGAAAGTAAGTTTTGGTGTGGAACTATTGGTATCAAAGCGCATCTCAGTAACCACCCCCGTGATAGGCGCACGATGCGCTGCGAGGTGTTTGGCATAGGCTTGCAAAGGTAGCTTGCCGTTTTCTCCGTCACCAAAAATACTGGTAGCAGGAAGTGCCAACTGATATACAAACCCATTAGGCTCGTTCTCAGGAATCACTGCCAAGCGGCGTTGGAAACGACATGCACGGCTATCCCCTTGTCCAGAACCCTTAGCGTTCTGGGGGCAGTCCATACACTTGCTTGCCTGACGATTCTTGGCTTTTACATCGGGCGTAATACCGTCATTAGACCAACAATCGGGCGACGAAACCTGCCCCTTTACGTAAGTTCCTGAGTAGAAAATACGGCTGTTGTTCTGCGCGGCTTTGACGATGATGACGTTCATGGCGCGGTCTTCGTTAACTGCGATTTCCTTACCACCAACTAACATGCGAAACACGCCGCCCTCGATAGAGATACGCTTGGCACCACCGCTACCACCTGCCAAAGCTTCGGTTGTTTCGTCTTGCATACCCTTGAGGTACGCGGGGAGTCCACCTTTAAACAACGCTAATTCAGACATTTATTTCTCCTTACAGGTCTTTGTCTGGGTTAAGGTCAAGTTCTAACTGCCGGGGGTCTTTCTGTTGCTCTTGCTTTTCTTTGTTCTCGCTGTACGTCTTTAATGCTGCATCTACTGCGGACAACTTAAACCGATAAACGTTTGCAATTTTTAGCGTAGGGATGATGTCGTTCCGCATCCAAGCCCGAACGGTTGATATTGAAACTGAGTAATGTTTTGCAACATCCTCAATCGTTACGTACCTCTCTTCGACAACTTCCATCAATTTCTCCTGTTACGTTGAACGGTTACGGAATATTCGCTGTCCACATTCAACCCCGGTGGCAGCAAGTCGGGGTTACCTTCTAAAAATTCTTTAAGGTTTGTTTGATGAACCCGCTTCTCCAGCACATGCGGGATTTCATGCTCCAAGATGAAGCCGTAAAACGCTTCCCAGTTATCAGTCCAGTACCGCTTACTGGTAGTGCGGTAAACCAGACCCTCAGAGGTGCGTAAGCTTTCTACGTTAGCCGACTTCATTTGGTCGAGTAGTGCGTTTTTTACAAGGCGCATTTTTTCACTGAGCTTCTCGTACTCGGTGTCGTATGTCCTTGTTAGCTCTTCTCGTTTTTCCCGCATCTTGATGTAAATGCGGACTAATTTATCGATGGAAACACCATCCTCAGATTCGGTCATCATACTCTCCGTTGGTTGTTGTGCCACTAATATAGTGGCATCAGATGTTTTTGTCAAGCACTTCTTTGTACAACGCTACAAGCTGTGTGTGAGCGTTAATTTTACTATCAAGAAGTTGGTATATATGCCTTTCCGCATTACTACCTACCAATCTTACTACAGTAACCTTGTTGACCTGTCCCGCCCTGTGTGCACGAGCGTTAGCCTGTGCGTAGATCTCCATCGAAGGGGTTGGCCCCCACCAGATGATTGTGTCAGCGGCAGTGAGTGTAACCCCGTGTGCAGCAGCTTGAGGCTGCACGATCAACATCTTTATGTTGTTGGTGGTCTGGAAGTCATTAAAAATTCTGGTGCGGTTGGCTACCGATACATCCCCGTCAATAACTTCAACGGGTACACCATCTTGGGTGAGACGTTCGCGCAGTACTTCAATCGTATGTTTGAACGGCACAAAAAGAATGACTTTGTTGTTGGTTTCTTCAACAACCTCGCACAGCACCGTGTATCTGTTTTTTATATCAAATACAACTGTTTCACCAGAGTCGGTGTAGGCTGCACCGCATGAGATTTGTAGCAGTTTGTTTAGGCCAACAGCCGCGTTAACTGCGGTAATTTCTTCCCCCGCTGCGTTAACAATCATCTGCTTTCTAAGCGTTTCGTAATATTTATTTTGCTGCGGGGTAAGCGCAACTGTTCTTGTGGTGTACACAATATCAGGCAGGTCTAAGCACTCCTTCTTTGTGAACCTGATGGCAGGTTGCATGACTCGGTACACCGTGTCGGTTGCGTTGTCTTTTGGCTCCCACCTGTATCGTGATAATTGATACATCACCATGTCTTTGTAAGCAGCAAAGATTTTTGGTACACCTGCGGGGTTAACTAATTTACCTAGCGCATAAGCATCGAGTGGTGACTGTGCCGCAGGGGTTCCTGTCAACATCCATAACCACGTTTCAGGTTTTAGTAGTTTGTATAACGTTCTCCATCTTTTAGTGCTGATGTTCTTATAAGCGTTAGCTTCGTCAATAACGATGAGGTCAAACTTGGCGTTAGCAATTTCAGCTTCTACTATGTTCACCCCATCATAGTTAATGATTACAAATTCTGCATCGCTTTCAATGATCTCCTTGCGCTTTTCTGCCGAGCCATAGGCGATGTCAACACTGCGGTGCATAGCAAACTTAAACAAATCCGCTCGCCACGCCGAGTCCATGATTGATAGTGGGCAGATGACAAGAACACGTTTAATTTTGCCTACGCGCATCAAGTAATCCGCAGCCCAAATAACTGATCCGGTCTTGCCCGTGCCTTGCTCGTTTAAACAAAACGCACGTTTGTGCACCGTCAAGAAAGATGCCGTGGTCTTTTGGTGATCGAAGGGTTTGTGCATCCCACGCCAATCGTAGTCCCGCAGGATGGGCGAAGGTACGTTCTTGATCTTCAGGTTGCCTAGCACTTGTACTTCATCAAGCCCCCACTTCACTAGAACTTGGGTTGAGCTATCTTGCTTGCCAACGATGCGGCTAGCAGGTATGTGTGCTGTGACAACCTGTGGGTTTTTTAAGCGTAATAGTAACGCCTTGTTTTCAATGATTTCCATCTACTCTCCATATTATTTTTCACGCTTACTTGTTTCAGATACAAGGGCGCTTTTCCCGTTTCTACGAAATGATCTATTCTTTGACTTGTCCTGAATAAAATAACCGTCTTTGTTTGAACCTCCATTACTGAGTGCCTTGCGGTGGGCTACGTCTTTGCCCTCGCGTCTATCGGCTTTACCGTCGTTGTCTTTGTCTACACCCGTCTTATCAATAGCACGGCGAGCACGTTGGCGTTCAAGCTTTGCAGGGATGTCTCCCCTAGCAAGCTGTTGTTGGTATTCTTTTTTATAGGGGCGGGGTTTGTTGACGTAAGGCATTATTGATTCTTCCCATTGTGTATACAACTCAACACAGGGCAATGCTTGCGGCATAAGCCGCTTGTCTTTGGGTTCCAAACCCCAGTGCTATAGGCTTCTAACAACCTATCGTAATGCCCCGTCCATTTTTGCCATGCACCTTCTTGCATCTCGTGGTCGTACTTATCCTTCACGAAAGCATTACACACCACAAAAAGTAATCCTGCCTTGACTTGCGTGATCTCAGGAAAGTGTTTGAAGATAGCTAGGGCCATAAGCTCTAGCTGATCCTTGTCTGCGTATTGGGCAGACTTTCCTGTCTTGTAATCAACAATAAAAGCTTTGTTGCGTTCTCGGTCAAGAATTGCCAAGTCCACAATCCCACGCCACCAAACATTTTTACTACCAAAGGTGCAAGGCTTAAAGTCTCTGGTAAGACCCATGCGGTATTCGCACAGCTTCTCCCCTTCCATGCTATTGAGTTTGTCCAAAGCTTCTTTAGCAAAGTTGAAATACTCAGGCAGGGGGGTGCCTTCCTTGATGTAATCTTCTGCGGCTTTGTGAAACCTCCCCCCGTAAAGGGTAGCCTCGGTAGGGGGTTCGGTAACGTCTTTGATTACCCTAAGATGGAAATACTTTTTAGGGCATTGCTCAAATAGCTTTATGCTGCTGTAGCTCCAAACTGGGGCTATGGGTGCTTTGGGTTGCAATTTTGTCTCGAACATGTCTGAGTGCCGTAAGGGTAGTAAGGATACAACCATACGCTTTTATTGGGTCATTTTCAAGCAAGTTTCGTTTCATCTCTTTTAGTGCACTCTCAGCTTTTATTAGCTCTACAACGTAGTCGTCGTGTTCAGCAATCACCATAACTTTCCCCAATTCCCGATTCACAATTAATAGGTAAACCTTGCGCCCAATAAGGCACCCAACGCATACATTCTTCCACATAATCCCGCGCTCGATACTGCTCCGTGGCGGGGGCAATACAAGCTATGGCGTCGTGGACGGTTAACACCACACGGTATTCTTTTGCTATGCGCGTCATCTGCTCGCCAATGATGCACCTTGCTATGGCTTGGCAGACGTTCTCTATAACTTTCCCACCATAAATCTTGATTTGCCCTTTGCGGGTTTTGTAAGAGAACTCGCTGCCATCTTCTGCCGACAGCCCGTCGTAACGCATCATTAACTTACTGGGTAGTTTAATCGCTTTGTGCTTGCCTATAACTTCTAGCACCCCCGGCTTACCAAGCGTTCCGTTGACGTTATCTGCCATCAAGTGAAGTGCGAACTGTGCTTCACGCCAAAGCCCAACAATGTGTGGATTTGTTTTACGGTAAATATCAATGATCCGACGGCACTCATCAAGTTCTGTTTCAACCCCCATCGTCTTTAACTGCGCTTGAAACTTCGCTGCACCCATGCCGTAACCAGCACCGAGAATTGTGGTCTTACCAACAAACCGCTGATCTTTCGTAACCTGATCTTCAGCTACGCCGTAGATCGCACTTGCCATCTTCTTATAAACATCTTCCTTGTTTGCGAAAGCCTGCACCAAGTCATCCTGCTGCGCCAACCATGCAAGCACCCGTGCCTCAATCTGCGAAGAGTCTGAGTCGATAATGACGTAACCCTTGGGTGGCAGGATGGCTTTCTTGAGTTTCCCTGCGTTGTCCCCCCGACTAGGCAAGTTTTGCAGGTTAAGGTTGTCCGACCCACCCCATCTACCGGTGTGCGCTGCGTAGTATTTAAGGGGTACAGGCATATTGCCACGTTCAGCAATACCGATAAATCGCTCGGTGCGTGTTTCTTCTAACGTTGACTTCGTACCAATCCGTGCAGCGACCAGAGCTTGCACCCGCTCATCAGGATGCTCAAGTAATGCTTTGAACTCCTCGTCATTCTTAGCTAACGCCAATGTTTCTTTACCTGTGGTGGGGCTGATCTTTTTAGGCGGTTCCACACCAACTGAGCGCAACAAGTCCGCAAACTTCGGATTGCTCATCAAGTCATCTCGGTTTGCTGCGGCTTCGGATAACAGCTTTTCTTTACGCTCTTGAACCTCTTTCAAATGCTGCTCCAACAAATCCTTATCCAGGCGGAGCACAGGTTCAGTGAACATACGTAAAGTTAAATCGATGAGTTTGATTTCGTGCGGCGGAAAGTTCTTACCCATCATCAACCTATCAAAAAGTTTGTAGGTCAAGTCAACGTCGTTGATGCAGTAATCCCCGTAAGCCTCCAAACCTTCTTCAGTGAACTCGGTGCGGTGCATCCCTAATGCGTTAATAACTTCCGTGCCTTTGATACCGAGGTTATAGCGTTCAGCTAAGGCTTTCAACGACCCGCCCACTTCCACACCATGCAAAGCCCTCGCCATAGACAGAGTGTCAAGCCATAACTTAGGGCGTATATCAAAAACCCAGTTAAGAATGGCACCATCAAACATAGCGTTATGAGCAAGGCCAGCACTATTCTCCCAATCGAATTGGTCGAGCCAGCCCTTAATCTGTTCATGTGTCCCACTTGCCCACTCCGTTTGGTTGTCATCTACTTTCACCGCAACACCGATCACCTCAAAGAATGGGCTGCGTATGTACTCCTCAGTCGTCAATTTACTCAGGGAGTATTCTCGGTTGTAGTACGTTTCAAAATCAATAGTTATTATTTTCATGTGCGCCTCTGTAAATTAACGATCTCCACTTGGTTACGACCATCCCGTGCACTGATCTACTAGTTGCACGAACCCAACTGTCTGCAACTACGATGTTGTCCCTTTTTGCTTGGAGAGCTATTGCCCCCCAAGCCCTGTCGTCAGGGGGGAAGGGCATGTCTGTGTTTGCTTTACGTACTTCTTCGGTAGTAAACAACTGATGGTTTATTGCGTGTTCTCTAAAAGCTGCGTATGCCGCAGCTCTCCATTCTTCCCCTGCATTGCTAGCGGCAATTTCAGCCATTGTATGTCCAAGAGCAAGTCCTTCGTGTTTGTCCATTTCATTTCTCCTAAAAAGGTGCTTCTTCTACATCACTCAAATCAGGTTTTTTAGCTACACGCACCAACACAACATCCCTGCGGTTGATAAATGCGTAGTGTGGGAAAGGCCAGTTATTGTCTGAGGGTATGCGTATGCACAACATACCATCCTCATCTTCCTTAACAACGTAGCCTATCTCCCCTGTGCTCCTGATACGTACTCGTGTGTCAGGTTGCATGTGGACCCCCTATATTGAATGGGTTGTGGAATTGAAGCTTGTAAGGTTTAGCCTTCTTCACTTTATCTTTCTTTTCGATAGTGTAGTAGCCGTAAGCCCATCCTGATTTCTTACAGATAGAAGATTGACGCAGCATCAGCTCTCTTTCGATGATTCCTTGTTCAAGGAGCGGCATCAGTGAGTTGGATACGGCCTTGGTTGTAACACCCAGCTTGCTCGCTAAGTCCTTGAGCGTCACAGGCGATGATCTTGTCTGCATATATTGAAGGCAGGCTTGCCCTCTGTCCTGTTTAGCTTTCATCCTGAGTTTGTGGATGCTCATCGTTGCACTCATTCATCCCTCCATGTGCCGTCCTTAAATATAAAACGTGTAAACAGTAACCTCCCATATGTGTCGTAGTGTGCTGCCATGCAGGGTGGATCGTTGTATGCCGGAGCGCGAGAGGGTAACCCCATGCCACTCGCCGTTTGATGCGGGAAGTAATACATCGTTGTTACAGCTTCTTTTGGTACGTCCGGTGGTGTAGTGAAATCATACAGTTCGCGTTTCATTGCTCACCCCTTGCTCTGATGGCATCGGAAAAATTCAGCAGCACTGTTGCAGTCCAGCTTTGCAAGCGATGGTCAGCATCCATTGGGCTGAGGTCTACGTTCAAGAGCAAATTCGCACACGCCTCACGCTCATGTGCTGCAACAAGTGCGGCGAAGCGTTCAAATAATTCGAGGTTTGCGCCCGTGTATGAGACTGGGTTAAAACCAGC